GACACTTGTTTTTTTCTTAAATCATTTTCTGACATTTTTAATCTGTGCACAACTGCTTCTGCATCTTCTAAAGATGTCGCTGTGTAAGGAACTATCAAATCGTCTGACGGCACGAATTTAGACACGGCTCTGTCTAGAAGTTCATCAAAGTAAACTTTCTTAAAGGCAGAGCCGCTAAGAGGGAGATAAAAAAGCATCTGATCGAACTCGGGTTCATACTCTTTCATCTTATTCATGAGCTGATAGTTCATGAAGTTTTTTACTCTACTAGCTTGGTCTTCTTTTTGTCTGTTAACTACACCCAAGATTTGAGTGTGTACTGGACCTCTAGCTGGAAGTAATTCTTTGTATGCTTGTGCTTGAAACTGTGTAACTGCTTCTCCTAATACTGGGTGTGTTACACCTGATGCACCAGAAAAAGGTTGTGATCTGTCTTCGTATTTAAATCCTAAAAGGTCTAGACCTTTTGTATAACTATCTTCCCATTCTTTTCTAGAAGATTTGTAGTTCATGTAGTTTCCATATAATTCAGAACCTAATGAACCTAAAATATCTTCTGGTAATAAATCTGCTAAATTGTCAAAGTGAGATTCAGTTCCTTCTTGATTAACTTTGTTTGGTTCAAAGTTTATATCAACAGAACCATCTTCATTTTCTTGAACTTCTACACCTTCACCCCCTTGGGATTCGGCAACTTGCTCTTCTGCTAATTCTACTTCTTCCGCGCTAGGCGTTGTTACTTTTTGCTCTACTACGTTTGGTAGCGCTTTGTCCATTATTGACATTTGTTTTTTTCTCCGAGTTCGTTACCACTATAATCTTTTTTCCAGGTACATTCAACCCCTGTGGATTAGGTCCGCTTTTTGGTGGTGGTCCACCGCCTGGAATTAATTTTACCATTAGTCGTCCAATAAGTTATAACCTTGTATACCAAGAGAAAGTGCAAGTCCACCAATACCTGCTCTAGATAAACCTCGTAAAGCTGCCTTACCTAAACCTAAGCTAGCTGCTTTTCTAAATAAAGGGTTCATTCCTCTTGTTAACTTTGGTGTTTGTTCTGCAAATATTGGAGCAACATAGTTTAATGGATCTGTTGCAATATCTGTTATTGAGTCTCCTTCTGAAATTTGACTTGCAATATCGGCTGCTGCAAATGGAGCTAGTAATCCTGGTGATGCTGCAACACCAAGTCCTCTACCTAAAACTCTTCCTGCAGTTCTAGTCAAACCTTTTTTCTCAACACCAAGTCCTCTTGATCTACTTGCTTTGATTGTTGACGGTGCTGCTAATGCTGCTGAGCCTGCAATCGTTGCACCCATAGCTGGTAATTGATAATCTAAAATATCTGGTCTATCAAAGTCCGTTGTAATAGGTTTTGTTGCCATATCAACTAACATACTTTTCTGTTGATCCTCATTTGATAAATAAGTTGTTGGATCATCGTTTCTAAATTCTTTTACAAGTGCTGCTCCAACTGCTCCTGCTGCACCAGCGATACCAAATCTTCTAATACCTGGATTTTTTAAAAATCCTAATGCTGCGTTTTTAACTTTTGCAAGTGGTCCACTTTGTGCATCTAAGTTTTGTAATTTTTCTGCAGATCCAACGGGATCTTTTCTAAGTGCTTCAGCACAAGATGTGGCGATACCTCCTGTGGCCTTGCTTAAAATAGCAGCACATGCCTCTGATTTTTTAGAAGAGTTTTCAACCGCTTTAAATAACATTGATAAAGGTTTTGATTTAGTCTCAACTGCAACACCTTTTGTTTTAGCTATATCTAAAATATTTTTTTGACTCTCAGGACTATACTCATCAAAATAACTTACAAATTTTCTAGGATCTATATTTTCTCCAGTTCTAATTAAAGGAGTGTCTATATTATATTTTTTTGCAAATAATTCAGCTTTTTGATTATATGAATCAATTTCAGAAAAGTTTCCTTCTAGAGCTTTTCTAAATACTCTACTAAACGCAGGATCATTTCTTCTACCTTTTTCTCTATTAGCCACCTTATCAATTAATTGAGTTGCTTCCGTATAACCAGGTGCGTTTTTAAATGTAGCAGATAAACCAACTGTCTCATCAATCTCTTTTCCAAGTCCTCTAGTAGCATAATAAACTCTTTGTCTCATTTTTTCTGTTGTTCTTTCTGGTAAATTTCTTATTGAATCCGCAATTGCAAACTGCAATGCTCTTTTTGTTCCAGGCTCAAAACCAAAATCAGTGATTCTAGACTCAATGCTTTCTATAATTTCTCCTAATTTATCTGGTGAAATTTTTTTAAAACCAGGTATTAAAGGAGTTTTGGATGTAGCACTACCTACTGTATTTAAAAATTTAACAACACCTCTAGCAGCCTCTCCGTTCATATCTATCTTTTCTAACGCGCTTGCATTTTTATATTTCTTAGTTCCAAACATAGCTTCTGCTATTTCTTCTGTTGTTGAATCTGGATCAGAAACAAGTTGATCTCTAACTGCTAAAACTATTGGTGATCTATTCTCAAGTCTTGTTTTAATCATTCCTGAAAAAACTTCTTCTTTAGCAACATCTTTTATTTTGTTTTTATATTTTGGGTCTTTTTTTAATTTAGGAACTGCACTTTTAATACCGCTAGTAAAATCTTCAAAAGTTTTTGGTCTTTTTCCAGTTAGTTTTTCTTGTATGTCTTTTCTGTCTAAAGGTATGTTACTTTCATCTAAAATTTTTCTTATCTTAGCCGTTACTGTATTTTCTCCACGTGGAAGATTTAACATTGATGCTCCAGTAACACTATCTACAGCATCAAAAGCTGCTTTTTTACTAATTCCTTTTTTTGGTTTATACCACTCTCGAGACCTAAATTTTTTAATATCAAAATTTTCTTCTATGGCTTTCCATCCCCTGGTCTTATCTTGTTTTGCCCTTTCTATAGTTGTATCTTTTACTCCTACGGCTTTAGCAATATCTTGTCTTGTAAACCATCCTTTAGTTTCAGCTTCTATCTTTTTATTAAATTGTTTTGCTTCTTTAATAGCTTTTTCTTTTTGATCACTTTTAAAATATCTATCAATATTAAAACCTTGTATTTTAGCAAACAATCTAAAACCACCACCTGGCGTTTTATATAAAAAAGGATATTCTGTTTTAAGTTCTTTTAATAGAAGAGCCATTACACCTCCAGGATGCCGGCAAGACCACCGTTTCTAAATCCAATTCCTACATCTAAGCCGAGTTGTCTTTGCATCTCCATAACCTCATCTGGAAATGCATCTGGATTTCTTAATACTTTGTGTAGCTGTTGAAAGTACATAGTCTTTTCTTTACCAACTAAACTTTTGTCGGATCCTAAACTTGCAAACAATCTTGATATATCTTTACCTTCGATACCGTATTTTTTTAATGCTTGATAACCCATCTTACCACCACGAACTAACATACCAGCCATATATGGTACACGTCCGCCATCTGCAAATTCAAAATCATCTACCAGCTCAGGATCAAACGATCTACTAGTTACTGAGTTACCTCTTGCGTCTTTTATTTTAACTAAATTTTTAGCAAACGATTCTATCTGATCTCTGCCTTCTAGTTTTGCAACAGATCCTGCAACCTTTGGTCCGAAATACTTTTGTACTATTAGTAATGGATCACCAAATATTCCGCCACCACCTTCTGTCATAAATTTAAAATCTGATGGTTCCATAACACTGGATAAAGTTGTACCACCCGGGAAACTTGGATCTTCCATATCTTTAATTGTATTTAAAAAATCTCTAGCGTTACCACGAGCTACTGGTTGAGCATTTTTTGTAACTCCTGCCATTTCATAAATATTATTTACAATGTCATCACCAACCTTACCTAAGTTTTGTACAGACTTAATTGATTCTAATCCTGCACCACTTATTGGAGCTGCAATATCTTCTGGTCCGCCACGTGAACCTGGAGGTGGTAAATCATCTACGGTATCGAAATACCCTTTACCAAATTTTCTATCTACAAGATCTTGAACTATATCTTCTTTGCTTTTAGTAAAGTTCTCAACCTCATCAATAGGTCTTACCTTATCTCTTAATGAAGCAAGTCCACCAGGTGTTAAGTCCCTGGTCCCTGTTGCCATGTCCGTGATGTTTGCGACTTGTTTAGGATTATAAAACTCATCCATCTTAGACATGTTAGAAATTAATTGATTCGCTTGCATGTCGTTTAACTTACCTGAAGTTAAATAACCCATCGCCGAATCTAATTCTGAAATTGCTTTTGATTGTGGTAGTACTCCTAATGCTTCAGGGTTGATGTCCATATCGACCATCATTTCTGAAGACTTACCCTTTCCTAAAAAGTTGACATTGGATCGGGTACCGAGGACCTTGGAAAGATTTCCTCCTAACCCTTTATAAAGTTTTAATGCTATATCAATTAATGTTTTACTAGCCATAATATTCTACACGTCTTCTCTCGACTGGTTCATCCTCTTTGTCCTCTGGGTGTCGGATCAAACCACCTTGTCTAATTCTCATTAACGCTTGTGTCATAGAGTCGACATAGTCATCGTGATCTCCATGCGGAAACGAAGCGCATTCTTCAATTACTTCCTGTGCAAAATGTTCATGCAAAGGGGCCCAGACTTTTCCACTCTCAAAAAGCGGAGAAACTGAGTTTACTCTGACATGTTTATCATTTCCTCGGCTCGGTGTAAAGTTAACAACTGGTATTCCTATCTTTCTTAATTCTGACGTTAGAGGTATCCCTGATGCCTTGGCCTCGACTAAAACCATGTCAGGCCTCCACCATTGATACTCTTCATTAGCAACTCTTCGAAGTTCAGGGAACTCGTACCTGTCTTTAAATGCAGATAATAGTATTATATTGTCTCCACCATCCTCGGTTTCAAAGACTCCCCATGTAGTTATAGCACTAAAGTCAGCAGATTCTTTTTTCAAGAAAGCTGTATCATAAGATTGTATTGTATATTTTATTTGTGGTGGATCTTTTTTAGTCCAGTCTTGCCACCAATCTCTTTTAATTATTGCACCTTCTTCAGCTGTTGGCTGCTGCATATATTGAGCATTCCAATTAGATACAGGTATAGATGCTTTAGTTTTTTCTAATTCTTTTATTTCCCAATACTCTGGCCATACAGGTTTACCGCTTGGTAGTATGGCAGGTAATTCAACAATCTCCCATTGATCAGAGTCATCCTCTCCCTGAGCCTTGATTAATTGTCCAGTCAAATCTTTTACAGACCAACGTGTCATTACACAAACTATTCTACCACCAGGTTGTAAACGTTGTCTAGGTCCTGACGTGTACCAGTTCCAGGCTTTGTCAAAAGACTTACTATCTTTTTTAATATCTTGTTCTTTGTGTGGATCGTCAATGATTAGTAGATCAGCACCACGACCTGTAATCGCTCCACCAACACCGGCTGCAAAGTATTCACCACCTTGTTCGGTTTTCCATTTCCCTGCTGCCTGACTATCTTCCATAAGTCTTGTGTCAAACACTTGTTGATATTCAAAATCATCTACAAGGTTTTTAGTCTTACGTCCAAAGTCTACGGCTAGATCTGCTGTGTGTGTTGCTTGAATTATTTTTAA